CGAACGCCTGTGATGCGCGGTCGTCAAATCCGCCGCTGCCGCCCGTAGTACCGCGATCTTTACCGAACGCCTGCGATGCGCGGTCGTCAAATCCGCCCGTAGGACCACGATCTTTACCAAACGCCGCAGAAGCATCAAGGCCAAAGTCACTGGATTGCCGTCCCTGATTACGTCCGAATGCGGATGAAGCGGTTTCGTTGAATGTCGTTCGCGTAGTAGCGGTATGCGTATTCGCAAATGCGTCAGGAAATTCTGCAGTAGGCGCGCTGATTTTCTTGGAAAACGCATCGCGTGCGCCTGAAGGAAAATCTGTATCTGCTTTGCGCCGCGATCCGAATGCGCTGGCGGCCGCCGGAGGAAAACTTACGTTACGAGCGGTCATGGAATGTAGGAAAGGAATTAGAAAGATGGAAACTAGAAGGAAAGATGCGAATTGGAATAGCGGAAAAGTTACAATTGTGCTGACTTGGCATGCAGTCGGCGAAGACCTTCAATTTTTCGACCTTATGTATCATCAAACATCATCTTTCCCTTACCACTGGTAATTTCAAACACGTTCCACGTTTCGGCATACAAAAGTGCGAACGCTTTGCGACTAATCGTGCGTGGATCGTACGCGGTTGAAGCAAGATTCAGATACATTGTTGGAAGCACAGCACGCGTAAAATTCAGAGTACCTGCTGGTTCGCTAAAGCCATAACCACCGAATGAAATTGTATAGATTTCCTGCGGCAATGAATTATCCGTAAGATCTAATCCCATACGTTCATTCTTCCAGTAACTTGCGACTTCACGAACAATCGGAATATCTGCAATTTGTATGCGATCAATGTTTGCAATATTCAAGCGCAGATTGTTGATAAACTGCGTAGAAAGACCAGAAGCAGGTCTTAAATTCGTACGTTGTCCTGCAAGAGTAGAGGCTTCACTTCGTATTCCAAGAAGTAATATATCAGCGCTACCAATAAAATCAACATTCATAGGAAATTGAAAATTTATATTAAAGGGCGGCGCGGCTGCCGTCAGTTGGTTATCCTCAATTGTAAATTGCTGAAATTGGACTGTCTTGAATGGGAAACGCAGCGTTTGCGATTTGAGAAATACTTGCACATCTGAAGGAACGTAGATTTGCACGGTTTCCAGACTCATATCGATATTTTTCATGGCAGGACGTGCCAATGTTTTCTGAGAAGTATCAATAGGTCCGTTCGGCGAACTCTGAATGCACAATGGCATCTTCCATGGGCTTGGTCGTATTCGGCCATCGGAAGCAACGATTACATCTTCCAAATTACGTATATAAATACGTAAGCGGAATCGTTGTTGTTTCAGAGCCACCATAGGCAGACCTGGATCGCCAATGCGCTGGCTTCCTAAAATTGGCAGCGGAACACGCAGCAAACCAGGAGTCGCAGAACGTGCAATAGCCAACGGTGTTTCTTCACGACCACCCGTTTCAGAAGAAACGAGTAATGATGTTGCAAATCCGTGCTTTTGGCGCAAGCGCCAATCCAAATATTCACCATGTAGTTCATGAAGCAACACTTGGTCTTGATACACTTGTATGGCTCCCAACATTTGAAATCCGATATTGTTACAATATCCAAAGCTTACGCCGCTCGCGTCGGTAACTAAACCCTTCATATTCGTACTAGCAACCGTTGTAGGAAGCCATGTGGGCAGTTGAATTCGTAAATAAAATTCACGAGCAAGATCGCCTCGATGGTCGATATCAAAATCCACCCAATGTCCCCATTCCGGGGCATTACGAGGTTTTACGACATAGATTTCTTTGGAAAATGCTGCGGATCGTAAATAGACACTATGAAAAAAAGAAACTGTGGGATTTGACGTAAAGAATACGTCTTTTTTGCCCCGTGCTACGAGTTCAAGTAATCCGCCGGACCGACTGGTCATGCTATCTCCTTACGTAGTATAACTGTATTTGCGGCGATAATCGCGGTAGTTTATGCGAGAAGAGCCATCATATCGCTAATTAGTTTATCGGCGAGTGTATATATATTAATATTGCTTCGAACGGCCTTCGATATTTCTGCTGTGAAACCATCAGCGGGTGCGCCACATATGCGATCTTTAACGAAACGTTTCGTGGCGTCGTTATTGGGTTTGCCAGATTTTGCACAGTAATCCGTCATGATTCGGGAAAACAGCGTTTTAATAAATCGAGCATAACAATCGCTCACTTCATCGATAGGACCTTTCAGATTGGCTGGCTGCGATTCCTTTAATTTATCCATTAATGTAGTTATAGTTCCGTCTGAATGAACATGAAAATATTTATATTTATGAATTCTGGGATTAAACAATTCATCGGTCATCTCGCAATTATTGCGATTTGCTAAATAACCAAGATATACTACATTGAGATTATATTTATGCCTCGCAATTGTTCCTGTATAATCGTGAGCAGGATTCAATTCAACAGCACCTTTTGAAGGATCCGCTGTTAAATATGTAAAAAGATGGGCGCTATCAATTATTATATAATCTTTCGTTGTATTGTTTAGAGTTTCAAAATTTAAGACGTGTTGGAATGTCACGTTTTTAATTCTTGGTAATGCTGAATCGTTCGATCCTATTGTGGCCATAGTTGGGGCAGAAAATGATGGATCTGAATGTATTACATGAATAGTATCATACGCTGCCGGAATCTGTGATATTATGTTGTCTAATACATGATCACCTATCCATACTTCGGGCATACCACGATCTGCTAGTCCAGTCGTATAGACTGTAAATATTTTTGCACCTCCGCGTTTATAATTACGCGTTGAACGTCTTCGAGTATTAAGAGAACGGGTTTTGCGTTTTATAGTCATTCTATTTATATTGCATTAAAAATATCAAGCTATTTCCTTACGTAGTATAACTGTATTTGCGGCGATAATCGCAGCCGCACCCAATCCCTGTAAAAGTGTCGGTGTTTCATTGGAAAAGAACCAGCCGAATAAGTAAGCAGATATAACACCGAAGAAACTTAGTGTGCTAAATACTACTGTACTCACATTAGGTATTAGATAAAACCGGAGCGCATATCCCACAAATCCCACGATTGAATTAAACGCAATCATTTTCGCAAGACCAGATCCGCTTGTTAAGAATAGTCCTGGAGCAATCATATCAAGTCCCAACAATGCTAAACATCCTGCAATAAGCATTAGACCACTTGCACCATACATCTGGAACATTTTCGTCCAGGGTTCCTTTGATTCTTTATTATCCGCCGTTCTGAACCACAAATAAATACCAGTTTCCGTAGCGGCAGCGAGCAGCGCGGTTAGCACACCGAGCATAGACCAATTCTTCGCGGAAGGTTGAGCGACCAACATGGCGCCAAAGAACGCAACGAGCAACCAAGGAATGCTCGAAACGGGAAGTGTCTCTCCTAAAATAGCGGAGGCGCCGATCAAGTTCAAAAACGGATAGATGTAGAAAAGACTCATAGCATTACCACCTGCGAGTGCATCGAAGGCTACGTAACTCGACCCTACATGAATCAGATTCAGTAATCCTGTCAAAGGAGTTTCAGCCGTCAGAAACTGCGCAAATGACAAGGGTACGCGAGTGACGATCGCGCACACAAACGCTAACACAGCAAAGACAACCATTCTGATGACTGTTTGAAGTACAACACTCGCAGGAACAATCTTAATGAGTGTCGGATACAAAGAGAGCGTCACTTCGGAAAATACAACGAGCAACTCGTTGAGCATTCTATATAGTAAGCGCGATTTCTTTGGCTCGCGATATTGCGTCATCCCAAATAGTGATATCATTCCATTCGCCGTTGGCTTCTGGATCACACGTAATAACAGCATCGGAAGATAATTCTTTCGTTGCGACTACATATACTATATTTTGCTTATGATAGCGTTGTAAAAAAGCGTCTTTTATCATTGGTATGTCATTTATACTTCCCCTATACAATGCTATTATCGGCGTATTTGAACTTAAAATAGTATGGAATCGTTCTATGCGCCGTGCGTATTTTTGTTGAACAGAAGGAATATGTCTTTCCCATCCTGGAGCTATCGGTTTCTCAGGAATTCCACCAACATCCGCCTCTTCATTGATATATAATTCTGTGCGCTCTATGGTCGGATAATCGTGTGGAAAATATATTCCGTAAGCATTTTGAATACGAGATCCATATAATGTAAGATTTTCATGATATCCTTTAAAATTATTACGAAGTATCGCGCATAATTGGTCTGGTTGCATTTGCACCCAATCAAACGGCAAGGCAAATTCCCGCAAGCTTAAATTGCGTAGAGCCGCGGCTGGCGTACAATCAGTACCAATCGTAATATAACGTATTGTATTCTCCATAATATAATATTTACATTAACATTCTTTAGACGAACTGATTTGCGTTGGTCTAAATCAATACGGGTTTAGAAGTATAACACATGTCCTTTCCACATTTAAAAACCGGCTCAGGTCTTTCTGCACAGGCGATTCCGCACGCAGCTCCACATGATCTTATCACTACCGAAAAACCTCGTATTTTCCTTACGACTGTCCGTATTCCTGATGAACATATTTGGGCCAACGGATTGTTCCAAAACGTCTATGTAATATACAAATTGTTGGAAATTGCAGGATACGAACCGTGGCTTCTAGTTGATAATAACGAAAACAACAAGGACGCAAAACTCCACGAAAAATTTCGTATGACTGATTTCAAAACGTATATGCTTTCGCCTCATCGTATAGTTGCGTATATTGAAATGGGTATGAGTTGCGATCCGAGCATTCGCAAATTCTTTCGTTCTATGGGTGCCAAAGTCGCAAAGCTATATCTTGGTAATATTTTGAATATTGATATTGAGACGATTACGTTCTACAGGGATGTGAATTTCAGCCATCATGTAGCGGGCGAACTTGACGAAATTTGGGTAAGCCCTCATTATGATTTTCATGCTGAATATGCAGGATCCATCAATGGACTCTGTGGGAAAACGAGGATTGCTCCCTATGTATGGGATCCTATGTTTATTCAAGAACTTGGTCAGGCTTATGATGGATCGACAATGAATGTGGAATCTCCACGGCAGTTTATTATTATGGAACCGAATATAAGTTTTCAGAAGAATTCATTGATTCCAATTATGGCCATGGAATCCTATTATAGGAAATATCCGCACCGTATTGATGCAATTACAGTTATCAACGGTCAGAAACTCAAGGAAAATCAGTATTTTCATAATTCTGTGCTACCGAATATTACATCTTACGCAGCAGGAAAACTTCATCTTATGCCTCGCGCACATATGATCAATGTAGCACGTGTATTCCGCAATGCGATTATTATTCAACACCAAGTTAATAATGAATATAATTATAGTTTGCTAGAGTGGATGACTATGGGATTTCCTGTGATTCATAATATTCCAAGGTTTCGTGAATACGGATATTATTACGAGGGAAATGACTTCGAAGCGGCGGCAGAGCAGATTAATAACGTTACACTCAACCACGAAAAGAATAAAGAGGCCTACGCTGCGCATGCAAAGCAATTAACGTGGAATTTCAGTATTTACAATCCTGAGAATATTACTAAATGGACATCGCTGCTCTTTGAAAAATAAATGTACTCTTTAAGGATGGGCAAAGGCAAAACCCGCAAACACAAACGAAACACGCTAAAGGGTGGCGAGTTTTTAGGTGAAGGCGCGCAAGGAAAAACGTATAATGCTGGATGCGTATCGACTGGTGAATCGTTCTGTAAAATTCTGAAGGATGCTCCGATTACCGAAATTACTGTCTATGTCGAAAGAGGCCCGGTTATTCTTACAAGTAAGGAAGATATCGCCGAGTTTGTGGAATTTACACAAGGTTTAGGAGGAGCGATAGCAAAACTCTTTAAACATAAAGGTGCGAAATCGGATATAGCACAGCAAAAGTTGCTGGATGAAATACGCACGAATCAGCATATTGCATCGTTGTACGGAAAAGATGCTGATCAATTTACGACTGTGGCGCCTGTAAAGGCGTTTCGAACACACAGTGTATATGGTGCAACTATTAAAATAGCGAAGCAGCCGGAAATTTACGCAGTATTTGGTCGGCGCTGCAATAATAAATATCGCGTTCAACTTAAACAATTTCTGATTGATATTTTGGCAAGTCTTATCTTGCTAAATGACAGAGGGTATTATCACAATGATATAAAACTGGATAATATTGTATTATGTGAAGATAACTATAAATTGATTGATTGGGGTGCAGCGACTCCCATGTTACTCAAAGAGAAAACACATGGTTCGCTATTGACGACATCGCCAATGCGATGGTTTTTATTTGGATATAATCAATTTATTTCTACAAGTATTATTGGAACGAGAACGTATTACGGAAATTATGTCGTGTATAAATCACCCCATTTTCAGGAAAACGTCGCGCGCATTAATCGTGAATTTTATGACGCACTCAAAACAACTACAGATCGCGCAACTCTGTTTGAACGATACAAAGAGAGTTTTGATGTATTTATGACGGGTATGACAGCACTGCATTCGGTCATACTGTATAATTTGGATTATGCGACATACAAAGATGTTATTGAACGATTGACGTCGTTGCGAAATCCATTGAATGCGAAAGAAGCATTAAGCATAGCTAGCAAACTGCCATAAACAGTCTAAACATTCTCATCTTTGTATTTATAGTCCAAAGATGAAAATCGGAATTACCGTGAGATTTCAAAATAGTTACTTTAGTGGTAGTATTCCACAAGTAGCTTGCGCTCTAGGGCGCACATTGACTCTAGCAGGTCACGATGTTACTCTATTGCATCCAAGTGGCGAACCGGCGTGGTTTATTGATGCAAAGCCGAGTTCATTGAAAATCAGTGCATGGTCCAAAGACAATCAATATGACACAATTATTGAAGTTGTATGGTCACTTTCGCCTGAAGAGCGCGCACAAATGAAACAGGTGATTGGATTCGTCCATCATCCACCCGTGTTTCACGATATGGAATCAAGTGTCTATTCGTGGAATCCAACTGTAAGGAACTTTAAAAATCTCTCGGCGCTTTGGACGTACGATTTTTATAGTAAAGACGACGTGAAATATCTCGAGTTTTTATCCGGCATACCGGTACAGCAAGTCCCATATGTATGGGATCCAGATATGTTGGAAGCCTTCGTAGCCGAAAACAATCTGCCGAAATGGGCTGATTCCGCGAAACATATGGATGGCGCCATTCCGTCCGGCACACCGGCCACAATGTCTTGGTGTGCGCGCGTACTTGAAAGCAATTTTAGTAATACCTCACATTGTGTTATTCCA